AAGCCGTTGTAACGCGCACAAAATCCGCTAGGCGAATGTTATTTGTATTCTGAACAGGAACTATGTTTTGCATATTATAAAACCGCCTCAAACGCTTTAAAATTGCCTGTCCATGAAATAAAACTATCATTGGTCATTGGCACTAATGTATAAGTTGGGTATTCACGCAAGATAACGCAAAAGGTTACGCCTGTAAATGTGCCGCCACCTAAAGCAATGGTCGTTCCATATTGACCAATTACACATTGAACAGGGCTTGTTAGGGTTGCAATTAAATTACGGTGAACGGGAATGTTTACAGTTGAACCGCTACCACGCAACACATCGGCAGTTGCAATGTAGGCATAACGACCAACTTGGCAAAAATCACCTGTGCGAACTATGTATGTTCCGCTTGAAACTGACGGCAATGCCCCTAGAACCAATGTTTTATTTGCGCTTGATGTCTGCCATTGACACGCACCTATTTGCGCGTCAGACAAGCCCCCTTGATAGGCAATATAATTAACCCATCCAGTTGAACCAAAATTTAGGTATTGTTCCGTTGCTTTGTCGGCTTCACGCAATGCACTAAGCAAAGGTCGGTTTTGACTATAAAGCAAATATGCCATTGGCTTTATTTCAAAGCCAAATGGTTGAACAGTAAGAATTTCGGATGTGCTTATGCGTTGGTTGCGTGATACTACCTGCCCAATAAAGCGTTGGTCGTTTATACCAACCGATTCTGCAACAGATAGTATTGTGTTTAATGTTGTCATTTTATTCTACCTTGACTGTGGCAAACCGCGTTGCGCTGATTGATTAGCGGCAAATATAGCGTTCTTATTTTTAGCAAGGAATTGAACACCGCTTTGCGTGTCAATCGCGTTCATGTTTTGTATTACCGTGCCATTATAAACTGTTTGTGGCTGACCGCCCATCATTGATGATAATGAACTGTTTGGAATAATAGTGCCTGCGGTGCGTGGAACAAATAATTCTGCGCCGCGTTCGCCAACTATACTTGGAACGCCAACTGGCGGTTCGCCACCATCGGCAAAAAATCCACCAAGCAACCCTGCGCCATTATTGAAATCAGTTGAACTGCTAAACAATCCAAAACCGCCACCGCCACCACCACCAAGCATCCCAAATAAACCACTCATTTGTGATTGCAATTGCAGTCTTAAAAGGTTTTTTATCATGTCAGAAACTAAACTGCTAAATGAAAGTTTGCCCGTTTCAACAAATCTATCTAATGCCGAACTCATGCTGTTAGACATATTGCTAAATGCTTCAGCCCCTAAAGCCGCGCTATCCTGTGCGCGTTCAGTAAAGTTGTTGTATGCTTTGTTCCATCCTGCTTGAAAAGTGTTTTGCGCCCTTGTGTTGGCTTCTTCCGCTTCAATGTTATTCATGCTTGCAATAGCAAAATCATAAATTTGTTCGTCAGTAAGCAATCCCTCTTTTTTCTTATCTAAGATGGCTTGTTGCAAATCATAATAACGCAACGCCAACTGAACTTGAGTGTCGCTTTGCCCTGCCATTGCTTTAGTTATGTCTAATCGCTGTGTGGCAATTTCAAGGTTTTTAATTTCAAGTTTATTTGCTTCACGCGCATCTTGTTTAAGTTTGCCTTTTGCTAATTCGTTTTCCATTGATTGCCGTTCATATTCCAATGTGGCAATAGCAATGTCCTTTAATTTAGTCGCATCAATTAACGCTTTGGCACGGGCTGTGCCTTTCAAGTGTTCTAAACTGCCACCTTTTTCAAACTCTAAATTAAGTTTTTCTGTTTCTGTTAGGGTCTTGCCCATGTTTTCAGTTTCAGATTTAGTTAAAAGCAGTTTGCGTTCTAATGCTTCGCGCTGTTTATTAACTTCATTCGTTAATTTTTCTGCATCTTTAACTTTTTGCCTGTCGGCTTCCGCTTGCTTGGCTTCTTTAGTTGCAATGATTTTATCAAGCCTAGCAACTTCGGCTTTACGGGCTTCAGCATCTTTAGCCAATTCTTCTTTTGATTTATATGGGCTTGTTCGCGCACCGCCAGTAGCAGACGCTTGATTTGGTATAACAGAACCAAATTGCAAATCATCTATTGAACCACGCCTGCCACCAGTTGCAATTCTGTTTTGCAAAACTTCGCCAAGCGTTAATAAATCTTGCAATCCTTTTTTAGCCGCCGTTAGCATTTGAACAAATCGTTCTGCACCTTGCGCCCATGCTTTAAACGCACCGCCTAATTCAACGGCAAACCCTGCTTTCATGTTCATAAAGATGCGGTCTAATATATCAAACGCTTCGCCTGCTTCTTTAAATGCTTTGCCTGTTCCCTCAAACGCGCCTTTGGTTTTTTCCAAATCATCGTTCATGCCTTTAATGTCAGCACCCTTAATGGCTTTGCCAAAAATTTCCATCGCAGTTGCATTGCGTGTAATTGGGTTTTCTATTGCGGCAATACTGTTTAGGGTTTTTCTAAACAATTCATCGGGGCTTAATTGCTTAATGTCGGATATTGAAACGCCAAGTTTGGCAAATGTTTCTTCGGCTTTTTTATTGCCTTGGCTGGCTTCATCTAGTTTGTTTGATAATGATGAAAATAGTTTGCCTACATTATCGGCTTCACCACCGTTAAGCATTAAGGCTGTGGATAATTCTAAAACGGTTTCAACGGCAACTTCATTGGCTTTGGCAACATCGTTTATTTGGTCAGCAAACTTTAAAGCGTTTAAACCTGCCGCACTTAAGGCTGTGCCAACAACAGCCGCGCCCGTTGCAAAAGTTTTTAAGCCCTGCTGTGCAAGACCTAAATTCTTGTTGAACTCTGCTGTATCAAGCCCTAAAACTACGCCTAACCTTGAAATAAGTGCCATTTTTTAACCCTTTTTAAACTTGCTTATATCAAACCCTTGCGCTTGCGACATATACAACAACAGACTGTCATTTGCAGGCATTTCAACATCATCATAAATATAAGCGTAACTGCTACCAAGTATTGATTTTACAGTATAAGGTGGCGTGTTAGCACCCCTTAAATAATTAAAAACGCCTGCCGTTAAACTTGCGTTGTTTTGCAATATGGCTTTGTTGCCTATTATCCCATCGGCATACATAACCGATATTTCACTCATTGTTATTTCATCAATTTCGGCAATAGTGTCTTGCGTGTGTCCGTTGAAAATCATTGCCGCTTTAACTTGCGTTCGCAACGAACCTATTACTTTTGGCGCGTTTCCTTATAATCGGTGCTGATTGTTTCCCTAATTTTATCTAGGAATTGCAGTTGCACCGCAAACGGAAAATCTTCTTCAATGTCCGCATAAGTTAAATCTTCAAGCGTTTCACCTGTTTCAGGTATAAGCAATTTCATATATTCAACAATGCCATGTTGAACGCCAGCCTTTGTTTTTGCTGTTTCGCGCATTGACCGCCCATCAACAACCACATCATCATCGGTAAATTCAACGCCATCGGCTTTGTTGTCTTTACTGTTACGCAAGTTTTCAGTTATTTGCTGATATATCTTTTCAACATCATCGGCGTTTGGGCTTTTGTAATAAGCAAAAATTGCATCTATTTCACCCGAACTTGGAACTCTGACTTTAAATGTATGGTCGCCCATTACAAATGTTCGCGTTAAAATTGATAACTTATGTTCCTGATATTTACTGCCTAAAGCATTTGCTAACTTACTCATGTTTTATCCTTTTATGTTTTGTTGAAATTCTTTTGTGCATATTCACGCATTTTTTGGTCAAGCGTAATTTTTAATAATTCCGTTACATCCCTAACATTGTTTTCTAAACTGTTTCTTAAAAAAGGTTTTGCAGGTCTATTGGCTGTGCCAAATTCATTTGCAATCGCCCTAGCGTCATAAAAGATGTTTTTGCTTTCATAATACTTTTTGGCTTCTTTCCTGTATGTTTTTTTATCAGACATACTGTTTCCGCTTTCATGGTATGCGGCATGAAATTTCTTTTTTACTGCGCGTGGAATAGGTTTGGTTATTACATAAGCAACAACAGAATCAGTATTGGTAACATATTGGGATTTTTTATCCCTTGATGTTGGTCGTCTGCCTGTTATAACTAATGAATTTTCTAGCATACCTGTTTCGTTAGAACTTGCACGCGCTTGTGCCGCCCTTAAAACAGGTGTCATTGCCATTTTAACGGCAGGAATTAAAATTTTAGAACGCGCATTTTTGTCGCCAATTTCGTTTTGAAATAATTGGAAAGCATCAAGCGTTTCTTTCATTCCTGTAATGTGAAACTTAGTTTCCATTAGTCCGCCTATC